TGAAAATTCTTTGTTGGGTCAAAGTCATCATAATAAGGGTCAACGTTAAAATCCTGAGCCATTTTTTTCCTTTTAGTATCCTAGTACTAGCTTAAATTGTTCTATACCATCAGCACTTCTCTGAATGCCACTTCTATTTTCTATATATGACATATACCCGGAGAATAATGCGAAGTTTGGTGTGCTATATGCTAACAAGGTTCTTGTTGTCTGAGATGTGTGTCCATAGACAGGAGCATTCGTTGTTAGAGATCCTGTTGTATTTATCAAGCGAATTACATTGGATGCAGGATCAAAACTTAATATAGTTCCAACAAATGTTGCAGTCTCCAAACTATTTCCCTGGTAAACAACTTCATCATTTACATAGACTCCAAAACCTGGAGCCACCGTTAAGTCGGTTGTTGTTTTGTATATTGCACCGTTTGCTGGTAAAGGAGATAGTTGTTGAGTTGTTGGATTAATAACAATACCCAATTGGTGATAAGTGATGTCTATTGGTATATTACCACTCTCATCACCAGTGAAATCTATGGAGAACATAATATGAGAAGCACCCAATTCAGATATAGGATCAAAACCATGTCCACCAATTGGTGAAGTGTTCGCATAAGCAACTGCACCAGAACCAGCACCAGATGTGATAGTCACATTGGCATATGTATAGTTTGTACCTGTGCTGGTCACATTAACATCTTTGATTATACCATCAACTACATTGTCATTTGAAATAAATGCAGCTGCACCTGTTCCATCACCAGTAATTGTAACTGTTATAATATCGTTAGCCAAATCATAACCAGAACCACCATTTGTAACATTAATAACATCTATGTTACCACATCCAGCTGTAGAAACTAATGGATTAGGTGTATTTGCACCTACCGGAACTGGAATCCAGTTGACATCCATGAACTTTAATTTAAGTCCAGTATCGATTGTGTAGATATATTTCCATTTATAACCATCTGCACCTTTAAATATATTATTGGTGCCGTAAGTTCCAGGTTCAAAATATGGTTCTATCGTTGATACTTCACCATTGTTATTCCAAAGACACTTGAAAACTTGGTCGTACTTGTTCTTTACATAAAATTTATTTAAAAGATGACCACGGTCGTCAAGTTCAAACATATCAATATCATCTCTATAATAATCAAACACTTTTGATGTCCAATTGATTCGTTCTATTACAGGAGATATATCGTTTGAACCTATATGTTTAGCCACAAACATATTTTTAAAGACCTGTTTGATATATTTTTGGTCTTGAGTTGGTGTTGGTGGATTATTATCATCTGTCCAAGGATCAACTTTAGATAGAAAGCAATATAAAGAAGACAACGGAACAGAATAGTATGGAGGTATTACGGAAACGGGCGCAAAATAAACCTCTTCAAGTGAAGATACTTTAGCGTTATATGTGAGAATGTTTTTAGTAGCCATAGAGTTTATTTATCTGTGTTTAATCAAAAATGCTTGTTCCAAAAACTAATACACTATTGGCATTAGCGGTTAAATTTTCAGTTAACCATACACTATCAGTAAATGTCACAGTACTTGTTTGAGAATTAGAACTTGCCACTTCTGATGATACTGTAATTCCATCTTCTGAAGTAAATGTTATTGTCGTATTTGGAGATATTGTATTCAATACATTGGTACCATTCATATCATGGAAGGTAATCAGATTGATATATCCATTAGAACCAGCATTTTGCATTGTGATATAAGAATCTGGACTACCAGTATAGTAAGCCAGAGAATAACCTTTACTAGAATTTGTGTATCCTGTAGAAGTAAATGAAGCATTCGACTTCAATGCATATCTTCCAAGCATTCTCATGCCAGTAGGATGTAACAAATTCAACAAGATATCTCTGTACTTGGCAATTTCTTTTTCAACAGTTATCTGATAAGTGAAGTTATTATATATGGAACTTTGTAGTACATCATAAGAACTTGGTTGTCCTCTTGTACTCAAGTATTGTCCTTGGCTAATAACCAAACCGTTTAAGAATGATGCAGTACCTTTTGCATTACCATCTCCATAAACTCTGACACCATTAGTGTTATAAGTTGTGTTATAAGCAATATTTGCCATAACAATATTGATATTTTTATTGTTAATTTTCAACAATAAATTTGGATTTGGAGTTGAATTGTATTCAAATACTCTTAAATTATACAATGAATTGGCTGGATTTGCATCAGTTGCCAAAAGAGAAATTGAATTAACCAATGCTGTATAACTTGCAACTGTTATGTTTGTGCCTTGATATATCTCATCACCTTTTTGTGGTAAATTAGCAATATCAATATTACTTACCACAATATCCTGTACTTTAAATGATACACTTGGCTTAGAAACATAATCTTCACCTGCATCTAATATATTAACTGTAGTAATCGATCCGGTTCTATCTGTCACCAAAGAGAAAGTGGCACCATCACCTAACACATTTGTAACAACTAAACTTGCATTTGAAGCCAGTACATTGGCCGAATTAACTGTAAGTGTTGGCAATTGTCCTGGTCTATAACCCATACCACCTAAAGGATATGTTAATGGACCATTGACATAACTAACGCTTTGAATTAGACCGTTAGCTGCAACTGAAGTAACATTCGCATATGCACCATAACCAGATCCACCAGTAAATACAATTGTATCATTGGCTTGATAGCCAAGACCACCATTTAAGATTTGTATTGGTGCAAGTATACCTATACTTTTAAGGTCATTGAACTCACCAACTTCATTTGGATATCTAGATTCAGCAGAAGCTGTAGGAATATTTCTGATACCTCCTCCACCATTTGTTACAACAACGGAAGATATTGGAAATGTATCAAACGATAGAAAAGAAAAAGCGTCTGACAATTTTGTATTCACATTTGCATTAGAAAAATGTGTGAAGTGATAATCGGCATTCGCAATATCAATATTTCTTTTGAGTGAAATAATATCAGAAGGTAAAAATGATACGGTAGCTTTCTTCTTTAAACTTGGATCGAGAGATCCCACTACAGCATTTGCTGTTGGAGCATTTGTAATATTGATTAATGTATTTGAAAATGTTCTGTATCCATATCCACCATTGACCACATTAATTCTTTGTATAGAACCTGCTGTTGTTTGATTGACTTCGGCGATTGCACCATGTGCTGTTGGAGAATTTAAACCACCATATACAATTGCAGGATCACCTTTTTGGTATAATAGTCCTCTATTGTTTGGATCAACTTTAATTTGGCTAATTTGACCAACAACCTTAGCACGCAATATGTGTTCATCAAATAAAACATCTTGGTTATTTGAGTCTACAACACGAACAAATTCTCCCGACTGAAAGAGTCTTTCAATATTAGAGATAAAAACTTCTGTTTTTGTACCAGCTAAGACTGAATTCTCAACTGTTGCAATTGATTTAGTTGTTTCACCAAACAAACGAAGGTTGTTTATCTTTAGAAAATTAATATCATCTGTTGCTAGTTTTAAACTTTTGGCAACATACCATTCACCATCAGAAGCTTTTAAGACGGCATCTTTAGTGTAGAATAAATCAAAATCGGAATTGTAAAGTATTCTGAATAGAAATTGATAAGAAGCTGGCGTACCTTTAGAATGGTATAGTTGTCTTGCAACCTTAACTGCCTTTTCTTTACTGATTAATGCATCTTCTGGAAAATAAGGAAGAAAATCATTAGTGTAGTACTTTAAAAATTCATCTGTTGTCTTGTCAATATCTTTATAATTTAATAGATTTTTGGTTCTATCAATTACATTACCATCTTCTTCCAACCATTCATAGTATGCCTGTAGAAAAGAAACAAAATTGGCATAGTTAGGATCATCCCGAATAAATTCAGGAAGTTGTGATGGAATTAATATCGATGTTTTTTGGCCGCTACTAATCATGATGTTTTGGCTGTAACATTTACATTGATTGCATTTGCATCAAAAGCATCGACTGTTATGATTCTATTATATGAAGATGATATAATTGTTGTTGATGGATTTGCTGAAACTGTCAACTGACCTAACGGATTATTAACCGACAAAGGATTAAAAGCCGTAAGTGTTACGATACCATTTCCATAATCTATGGTACCAGCATTACTGTTAACAATTGTTTTAACATTTTCAGTATTGTTGTAATAGGTTCTTAGTGTTCCATATTGACCTTCTAAATTAACAATACCAGCAGCTGATTGACCTGTTGTATCACTAGAAGCAGCGGTTATTTTAACGATTGCACTTGTATAACCTTTACCAGCGGTCAGTACATTAATTTTCTTTATGGTGCCATTAGCATTGATAACAGCTTGAGCTGTTGCACCAGTTCCATCACCTAAAATGGTAACTATTGGTGCTGTTTGATAACCATAACCTGGATTTAATAAAGATATGGAATCTATTCCACCTGTCGAAGATGGAACTTCTTCAATGTAAATACCATCAATATTTGTGGCCAAATTTAATGGATTTCTTTCTTGTATTGAAGGTGAACTACTAACTCCACTCAAAAACATACCTTTTTTAAGTGGTACACCATAGTATAACTTGTATGTTGTCGGTGTCGTTAAGTTTGGATAGATTTTTTTCTGAACCTGTATAGAAACTTCATTACTGATAATTGATGGATTGGCATTTTGAATAGCAATAATCAACTCAGAGACAGAGAAGGTTGAATTAAATGCATTGAGTGTATTTGATGCAAAGTTACTTACAGAAGTTTTAATAAGATTACTAATACCGTTTGAGGATAGTGTTGTCTTTTTAGGATCATAAAGAACATTTGCGTTAATTTTCAAATATGTATAATCAGGATCTACAATTGTCGGTTCCACAGTCATTACAGAAATTGGTTTAATAACATCTTGTATCAACCTAGCCTTTTGTGTTGCAGTTAACGAATATGCACCAGTTGGTTTCAAAGAAACAAAGACTTGACCATATACTGGAGGATTATTTTGTTCTCCACCCCACACATTAACAGCATCAAAGGTAATACCCAATTTGTTTTGTTGAATTAATGTTATATAATCTTCTTTAGTTACTGCACGATTTTGAGCAGCATATGATTTTGGTGCTTGATATTTAATTGACTCAATAGATTCTTTATCAGCACCTTGTGCGGCTTTAATTAGTGGTGTAATAGTATGTGTATTGATGTTAGGAAGATTAGACATCAATAAGAAGTTATTTGCACCTGCAGCCATTGTTCCATCGGTTGTGATGTATGAAACAATAACTACATTACCATCCTGTAATTTATTACCTAATATACCATCACCAAAATACAATTCATAATTGCCATTAGTTGCTTCTTGTAAGAAATACACCTTAGAAGTTGAATCTAAGGTCAAATAATCTGTTGCTGTTTGATAAGTTTCAAATGCCACATTCGATGATGATTGTTGCACATTGACCAAAATAGTCTTTGTGTCAATATTTTTGTCAGGTATTTGAAACAAGTATTTTGGATTTGTTGTACTATCTACGGTAAAACGATAGATAGCCGGAATACCTTGTTTGATTTGAACATCTTCAAAAGTTGCAGTATTTGATATCACATTTACGGTAGTTGAATCTGTTGTTACAAAGTTGTAGTTGACACCATTTATTGGTTCAGACATGAAATTTGTAAATTTAGGCAGAGTATATGATGCCTCATTGATACCAGTAGCAACAAATTTGATATGAGCTTCTGGTGCAATAGAAGATTTTGGTGTGTAATCTAACAATTTAGCCTGAGAAACAACTGAACTCCTTTGCAATGCAGAGTCTAAAAACAACTCATTCGCTACCATGTTCAAGTAAAAAGCATTATATTGTGTGTTATAAGCCAAAACATCAAGCAAAACAGACATTGCTGAACCTTGAAAGTTATAATCTTTGAAGGTGTCTTGAGATTGGAGATATTTAATAAAATTACTTTTAATATTATTGAAATCTAATTCAGTAATTTTAATATTTGTGTTGGAAGATGCCA